GCTTTGATGGACTTGACAAACTTCCGATAATGTTGTATACTAGATATTGGATTAGCAGTTCATTGCTCATAACACAGCAGGTCAGGGTCGATGGGTGGCCAACATCAGTCCCGGCTTGGACTCGGCGCACATAGCTGGCTCTGACCTGCGAATATAACCAAATAGAAACCACAGGAATTAAGGAGCCTGTCTAGCATCAAGGAGGAAGATGCGAAGTCAGGTATTTTTTGTTGGGCTAGACTTGACAAAGTACATTAAAAATCGTTGTTAGTAATAGAGGTCATGAGTATAACAGGGCCGAAATTCACGGAGGTGAATTGTGAAGCATACGGGGCATAAAGAGAGGCAAAAATGGAGAACCCATGTATTCTGTGCCCCAAGCCTGCGCCCCAACGATTTCCTTTGTGTGCAGAGTGCTATAGGCAATATGGTCCCTATGGCGAATGGCCCAAATGGCTTAAAGAATTTTGGCGTTTTGTTAAGCGTCAGAGATACAAAGATGATCAATGGAACAAACACGAGATAGTAATGTCTGACCTAGATTAGAGGAGGCGGAGATGGAAGAGCAACCACTTTATGAGGGCTTGATGGAGGATGTAAAGGAGGAGGAGGCCACAATCAAGTTCGCCTGTGCTGTCTGGAAAGTCAGCACACTAGCAGACGGCGGAATCAGGCTAGTGCTGGACTTGGATGAAGGGGCAAGGGAAATCATGGGTGAGTTGGCGCGGTGCCAGCAGAACGGGATCGCATTGGAAATTGAAGCAAGACAAACCTGATAGCAGGAAATCATACAGGTGAGAGACAAGAAGGGCCGCTTCGTCAAGGGGCATAGCGGCAATGAAAAGGGCAGACCGAAGCGCGACACGGAGGATAAGTATCTTCAGGCGTTGCGTGATTCCGTTCCTCTGAAAGAATGGAAGGCCATTTGCGAACGAGCGATCAAGGACGCCAAGGATGGAAATAACCAGGCCAGGCAATGGCTTTCTGACTACCTGTTGGGCAAACCCATTCAAGAGCTAAGGGTAGACGCTAAAATCGATGAGGACATTACATTACGTTGGAACGATGCTGATGCCGAAGAGACAGAATAGGAGGACGAAGTGAAAGACGAACAAATTATCAGGGGCGTGCTGGCTATCAGTAGCAACGAAGACGAAGGCGTGAATATATGGATTGGCGACAAGCGCCTTGATGTCCTACTGGAAGAAAAGTTTGGATGTCGGTGGCAGAGGAGTCCGAAGCACCCATATCCAAGCACGAATAGATTTTATTCAATAATTGGTGAGGTCATAATCGCCAAGCTGTAACAGAATAGGAGGAAGAAATGAAAACGCCGTTTGGATTGTTGTTTGCAGAGCCACTTATCATGGGAGAAGAGCCCCCTCAGTCAATCTATGATGATGAAAGGGACATTTCTATGACTGAGGGCGATGAAGGCAAGTTGATACCCTTAGTGACAGGTTCATCCTGGGCGCTTGGAACCTTCACTGAGACACGGATAAGTGGGGAGCATACTGATGCTGACTAGCTAATGCCGACGCTGAACATAACACTTCCGAAGCTCCATAGCGGCGGCCAGCGACAAATCAGGGAATGTTCCGCCCGCTTCATAGTCATAGACGCTGGCAGGCGGTGGGGCAAGACGTTGTTAGGAGTCGCACTGTGTACCGAGGCGGGGCTGGAGGGTAAGAGGGCCTGGTGGGTAGGGCCGACGTATCCAACCGCATCCGTGGGTTGGCGGCCTTTGATGCACTTGGCTTATCAGATACCAGGGGCATTGCCGGTCAAAACGACGAGGACGGTACATTATCCTAACGGCGGGTGGGTGCAAGTCAAGTCAGCGGAGAAGCCGGAGGGCTTGAGAGGCGAGGGACTTGACCTAGTCATCATAGACGAAGTCGCCCACATGCCGAAATTCGAGGAGGCGTGGAGCCAAGCGTTAAGGCCCGCGTTGTCGGATCGCAAGGGCGATGCGATATTCATATCGACGCCCAAGGGATTCAATCACTTCTATGAATTGTTTAGGAAGGCGGGTGGCGATCCTTCGATAACCGGATTGGCCGGGAGGGAAGGAGATTGGGCGGCATTCCGACATCCGACATGGGACAATCCATTCATCGACCCGGAGGAGATCGAGGACGCCAGAAAGCTCTTGCCTTCCTTGATCTTCCGCCAGGAATACGGGGCGGAGTTCGTACAGCTTGCCGGGGCACTCTTCCAGCGAGATTGGTTCCATACGATAGAGAAGGCCCCCGCGAATATTCGCTATGTGCGCTTCTGGGATTTGGCGGCCAGTATCAAGACAAGCGCGGACTATACGGCGGGGGCGAAAGAAGGATTGACTAGCAAGGGGCTATTAGTCACAGCAGATGTAGTTCATGGGAGATGGGAATGGCCCGATGTCGTCAGCGTGATTCGTGAAACGGCCTTGATGGATGGCCCAGCGGTTACGCAAGGGATAGAGGCTGCTGGAGTACAGCGAGGTATGTATCAAACGCTCATTAGGGAGCCGAAATTGGTTGGTATTCCATTCAAACAGGTTGAGGTGACTACGGACAAACTTACAAGGGCATTGCCTTGGTTAGCACGGGCAGAACAAGGCATGAAGGCTTTTGTGCGGGGTCCTTGGAATAAGGCCACACTTGACCAAATTTGTGCCTTCCCTGAAACGGAGCATGATGATATTGTGGACGCCATAAGCGGGGCGGTGCAAATGCTGAGTCAGGCACCAGCATTTTACTATTGAGATGGGCAATCGAGAGATCACACGCAACTACAGACATATACCAAGCTATGACATCTATGCCAAGGAAGCGCCCTCGGTCAGAAGGCACCAGCACCGTGCGGCAAGGCGCAAGACAAAGGAACTGCTGAGGCGTGGCCTCTATGATGCGTTGCCGATGACACGGCGGACACAAGGATGGGAGACTTGGTAAGCGGAGGAGAAATGGAAAAGAAGAACCTAAGGAATCCAATGCGCGTCTTGTTGGAATTACACAGAACAGAACTATGCGGCATGACAGTAACGCGACAGATGTGGGAACATGCTTGGTTGGCGGCGGCAGAAAGTCTCGGCGCGGTCATCGAAGAAACGGAGATAGAGGATGAAACCTGAGCGGATTGACCACGCATTACGTGGATTCATACAACGAGGCAAAGGGCCTTGGGCCAAGATTGCAATACCTGAAGCCAGTAGATTTATTGCTGAACTATGCAACGAAGAACTTGCTGCCAAGGAACAGCAGTTGGCAGAGATGCGGAAATTGCTAGAAGGCTAGAATGGCTTTCTTGCCGCAAACAGCACATGGATTATTGATAATTGCCGCTTTAGATAGGGCACATGAAGACCTTGGCACGTTTTTGCCGCTTTCAAGTCCGCTGCTATGGCTGAAGGCCCGCCGCATGGCACTTGAGGGTGGCTATAACAACAACAATCCAGGGCCACGGACGATATTTGGTTATCCGATTCATTGGAAGGATTGAATGGGCTTAACTGACAGGCTGAAAACAGCCATGCTATACGTGATCGGCGGACGGAAGGCGATTGTTGGGTTGCCGTTCGGCAGCCAAGGAACGGCGGACTATCCGCCCACCGACTTCGAGACGCTTTTCAAAGACGGGTATGAAAAGAACGCGGTCATATACGCTTGCGTGAATGAACTGGCGTCAAGCGCGTCAGAGGCCGAAGTGCTCGTTGAACAGCATAGCGGGGACGAATGGGTGGTGCGGCCAGAACACCCACTAAAGAAACTACTGGACAAACCCAATCCAGAGATGAGCGGGTATGAGTTTCTGTTCAATCTGACTATGTATGATAGCGTTGTGGGCAATATGTTCTATGAGAAGGAGCGCAGCAACGCGGGTAGGGTTGTGGGACTTTGGCCGATGTGGCCCCAGCGAGTGACGATTATCGCTATTGAATCCAAGCCGGGCGAACGGGTCAGTCGCACGGTTGCAGGATATGAATGGCGGTCTACCGGCGCTAGTGTCAAATTGTCCGCCGACGATGTGATCCACTTCAAGCGACCGCACCCACGCGAAAAGTTCTGGGGCTTCCCTCCGTTGGCCGCCGCCGCCAGGGAAGGCGACACGGATAATAGCGCCACGGATTTCGTCAATAGCTTCTTCAGCAACGCAGGCATTCCGTTTGGGATGTTCAAGGTCGAAGGCTTCATAGACCAGCCTGAACGTGAACGAATCGAAGATGCTTACATGAAGATGCACAGGGGTATCTCTAGGTGGCATCACCCGCTGATCCTTGGCTCCGGCACGGAATGGATTAGTATGGCCGATTCGTTCAAGGACATGGACTTCCCGAATCTCAGACAGATTACAGAGACGCGCCTCTGCATGATTTGGCAAGTGCCGCCCATAATCATCGGGGCCTTTTCGGGATTAGAGCGCAGCACCTTTTCCAACTACAAAGAATCGGTAACGAACTTCTGGCTTCAGACGCTCACGCCGCATTATCGCAGGATACAGGACTGCTTGAACTTGTACCTTGCGCCGGAGTTTGGCAAAGACATCCGGGTGCGGTTCGACTTTTCAGGCGTCAAGGCTTTGCAAGAAGAGATTGGTGACGTTTGGGAACGCGCCAATGAAGCCGTGAAACAGAGCTGGGTCATGGTAAGTGAAGCGCGGAGCATGGCAGGGCTGGATGAAGTGGAAGGCACCGATGTATTCCTGAGACCGCTGATGGTACAAACCGTGGTCCCAGGAGAAGAGGCCGAAGGGCCAGCGCCTGAATTGCCGGGGGCAAAGGCATTTAGACCTGACCAAGGAGAAAATTGGTACAAGGCGGTTGATGGGACTGTGCGAAGGTGGGAGCCACTGTTCTTTCAAAAGGCAAGCGAACTATTCGATGAAGAGAAGACCGAGCTATTGAAGCTCCTCAAGAAGCGGGGCAAGGCGTCCAAACAGGCCGAACCTTATCAAATGTTCCTTGAGGATGCGTTGATGTATTTGGTAGTCGATAAGGCTGCCTGGGAAGAAGGTTTCAAGCCATTATTCGGGAGTCTGCTTACGGCGCAGATGGACAACGTCTTGGCAGCCTACGGGATCGTCTGGGACATCCAACGGCCAGAAGTGCAGTCGTGGATCAACGAGTACACCATCAAGTTCTCGGCCAGCATAGGGAATACCAGCGAGGAAGCAATCAGGGGCCTCATTGCCCAAGCCCAGGCCGAAGGCTGGGCAGTGATGAAGACCAGAGACGAGATAATGAACCTCTGGGACGGGTTCTCCAAGGAACGTGCCGACATGATTGCCAGGACTGAAACCATGCGGTCATCCAATCGCGGGATAAGGCAAGCATGGGAAGAAGCTGGTATAGAGACAGTCAGTTGGTACACGCATTTGGATGGGCGGCAATGCGGGTGGTGCGAAGAGATGCATGGCAAGACGATTAGCGTGACCGAAAACTATGCTGAATTGGGCAGCGAAGTCACTTATGAAGCAGAGGATGGGAGTGTCAGGAGCTTGAAAATCAGCTATGAAACTATCGAGACGCCGCCGCTTCATGTATTCTGCCGTTGCTTGGAATTGGCGGTGACGGAATAATGATGACTGACAAAGATGAATGCCGAAATCAGCTTGTGGAATTGAAAGAGGCGGTAGAACAAGCCCTTAATGTTTTTGATTCAACCGGCGCTGTTAGTTGGGAAGAATGTGAACGCTTGGAAGTAGCGGCACTTGACTTGTTGCTTGATTGGGCGAAGGCCCCAATCAATATGCGGCAAGCACAATAGGAGGTAACATGGGTAGCGTTTTCGTAGGTTTCGGCAATAGATGCGCTCAGTGCAGGGCAGAAATATACGATGGAGATAAATTCTGTCTGCGGTGCGGAATGTCAACAAAGAAGGAAGTTTTAAAATGTGGGGGGTGTGGCCATCCAGAAGCTAGGATGGATGCAGAATGGTGTACTAGATGCGGTACAGATTTCGGTTAATAGGAGACAACCATGCAACAATTCGGAGAAGACTATTGGATTCCCAGAGATTTCGAGTTGCCGGGGATGCGCCGTGCCACTCATCGAATCGAAGATTGCACCATACCCGCGCAGGGAGAGGAAAGTGATGCCGTGGACCTGCGGGGCTATGGGATTATTGGGCTGATCCTCCCCACGCTCACGGCTTGCAACTTGACCTTTGAGACTTCCGAGATAGAGACTGGGACATACGTGCCTATACATGACAACACTGGCGCGGCGGAACTCATCGCGGCGGGGACGGGCGACAGAGGGATTGCCGCAGACGACCTGAGCTTCTTGGACGCCTATCGCTGGGTCAAGGTCATTCCCAGCGAGGCGCAGGGCGCGGAACGCATACTACACTTCATAGTCAAGGGATAGGGCGATGCAACAGTACGGACAAGATTACTGGATTCCAAGGGACTTCGAGTTGCCAGGTGAACGCATGGCCACGTTCAAGACGACAGCGGTTATCCTATACGAGATAGACCCCGACGATTCCAGCGCGGTTGACTTGCGAGGCTATGGCAAGATCGGCTTGATAGCACCCATTCTCGAAGACCAGAGCAATCTCACCTTCTTTGTCTCGGAAACCGAGAATGGTACCTATAGGCAATTGAGGGCCGGGGGTGGAGGGATAGTGACCATAACCCTTGCCGGTGGTGCTATAGTGGCAATCTCATCGGATGCCCTGGCCCCGCTGGAGGCTTACCGTTGGGTGCGGATTCATACTACTGTAGAGCAGACGGCAGACCAAACATTCATCTGGATTCTCAAGGGATAGGAGACAATCATGGAGAGAAAATCATTTCCGTTTGAGCTGGAAGAAAAGGGGCTAGACCCGGAGGCCCGCACGTTCCAAGGCTTTGCAGCCGTGATGGGCAATGTGGACGAAGGCAACGATGTAATAGTCAAGGGTGCGTTCAAGAAGACCATCAAGGAGATGGGTGAGCGCGTCAAGGTCTTCTATATCCATGATATGATGCAGCCCATCGGCAAGGTGATGGATTTGAAGGAAGTACCAAGGGGGAAGCTACCCCAGAGCGTCCTCAGCCGCGCCCCAGACGCCACAGGCGGCCTCTACGTGAAAGGCCATATCAGCCGTACCACTAAAGGCGATGACGCCTTAGCATTGATGAGGGACACGGTGCTGGACGAACTATCCATCGGCTATGATGCAGTCAAGCACGAAATGAAGGAAGGCGAAGACGGGGAAGACCCCGTGCGTCTCCTGAGAGAAATCAAGCTCTACGACATTTCGCCGGTGCCGTTGGCGATGAATCCGGCGGCGATGATCACTAGCGTCAAGAAGTGGATAGATAGTATGAATGTACCTGATGAACACAAGCCAGAGGAGACAGGATGGATTGATGATTGCCACAAACAACTTGGAGCCGTGAAGGCCGTCACGGTGAAAACCATTGACGAATATCTCGCTGAGGGCGTTATCAGCCATGACACCTGTG